AGATAACCAAGAGGTCTTCTCAGGGATGTAGTTCACTTCAGTTGAAATATCAAGACCGATAGCAGCACCAACTGCTGACTTATGGAAAGCATAACAATCACGAGTTGTGGTTGCTTTTGCAAGCCCTCCTTCAGCACGAGTTTCAAGCATGATGACATTAAAACCCATAAAGCTATTGATTTCACCAGCCACCAACGATCTAACAATGTTGTAGTCTGCGGAAGTGATAGTTGAATCACTTAACAGGTCGGTAATACCTTCTGCTGAACTTAACAGGATGCGATCACCTGATGGCACTCCATTATCATTCAACTGCTCGGCTGCGCTAATCAGTTTTGCCAAAGTCAAACCAGTAGAACCATGAACGATAGTTGAACCTGCTGATAGAGCATCAATAACTAATTGATCTGCTCTACGACCCATCGCACCAGCGATAGTCTCTGCAAGTTCTTTACGCTCATCAAAATTCACCTCAGCAGCATCGAATATATCAGTATATTCACCAGCAACCCAATTCTCCAGCGTAACTGGAACTTTGGTATGTGAGATGTCCATTGGTGTAACATCAGTTTGAGATGCCTTCTGGTTAGCAAGACCTTTCCCCATAGTACGGAAGTTGTAAGTATCACCTACAACACCAGTTCTTAATCGAACTGCACCACGGAGTTTGCCTGCTGTCTGGAAAGCATGTTTTACTTCCGCATCGAACTGAGCCGATGCAGCAGAACTTAGATTAATAGACATTTGTCTTTTCTCCTAAATTAATAAAAAATTTTCAATCAATTCAGGTTTCCGTATTCGGGCTGAATCTAGCAATTTTTACAAGCTGCTTGACTTATGAATACGGGTCTTTAAGACAAGAGTGTCCGTGTAATATATTTTACCACAAGATACCATTTTAATTTGTATCAATTTTTTGTATTGTTTACTGTTGCTGTTATCACTGGAATATATGTAAAACCCCACTTCTTTAATAGTTGTAGGGTTATCAACATAGACTCATGATCTAGATGATCTTCAGACTCAACTGACTTATTTATAACAAACTTCAAAGAACTAATACATCTATCAATCAAATAGATATTAGTTCCTGACTTCGGCAGTGGGGTGTGTTCCAAAGAACTCCTTGAATTTATTATCTACTTCCTTTCTAAAAGAAGGTGAAGTGCTGTATCTTTCATCTGCCACCATCTCGTAGAGTTTCTCTTGGGTCATTGAGCTGACTGATTTAACATTATCGGAGGTTGATATTTGAAAGTCTCTCATCATCCCTCTCATTTTTTCAAGGACTCCAAAACCAGAAGCTGTAGTTGCTAATCCTTCTAACACTCCAAACTCTTCAGGGTTGAATACTGTTTTAGCCCATATAGTAAAATCGTTGATCCTTCTGTTGGCATCCTTACCCATTCTCTTCATCTCTTCCTCGATTGAGGGTTGGGATTCCAATAGACCATTAACATATATACTCATAAGTTTGGTATGAGCCTCCTGAGACAGTCCAGCCTCTTTCGCCCAATCATTGAAATTGACCAACATAGGGTCTTCACTGTCCAACTCAACATCCAATCCTTCAGGTAGTTCTACCTCATAACCATCTTTAGGTGCACCAGTAAATGCTCCTAGTTTAGATTCAAGTCCAGCATAGGCTTTGGCTTGTTCTGCAACGGATTTGTATTTATCCGCTTTAAACCATTCAGGTACATCTCCCTCGCCTTTCACTTCCTCATTCAAGAACCATCCCTCTGTGGGCGTTTCTGTTGTCTCTGTAGCCTCTTCTGTAGTAGTTTCGGCTACCTCTTCATTAAGTAAAGTCTCTTCACTCATTATCGTCTCCAGTTATGTAATCGCCACGCTCTTGTCTCTTAATGGCATTGAAAATAGTTCGTATCACACTATTCTGTCCTTCCCTGTAATATCCTTGGGCATCTCCCTCACTAGGAATACAAACAGGTGCTTTGATGTAACGATCCTCCCAATGCTTTAGAATCTGTTTTCCATCCACAGTCTTAAACAAACGGGCTATCATTGCATCAAAGTCTTTTTGTTTAGCCACCCATCTGCTCCATTGCTTGTTGAGCGATTTCAGGGTTCTGAGCTGCAACCTCTGCTGCTTGAGCCATCTGCGCCTCTTCTTGCATCTGCTGTTTGATCGCATCCCTCTCTTCTTTAGACCTCACAAGGTCTGGGGTCACTCCAAGTAGTTTAGCGATATGCTCTGGGAAAGCCTCAAGATCAAGACCAACTCTAACAGCATCTTCACCAACCATCATTGCAAACTGTACGAACTGTGCCAACTTGTTGACCTCATCCATATCCTGTTGCTGTGCTAGTGGTGAGATAACCTTAATCTCTACCTCTTGATTGCCGACCTTAATCGGAGCAACCTTCTGGTTTCGAGTAAGAATATCAATAGACCTCTTGACAAGTTTGTTAATGAACTCAAGTTGTAACCTTCCGAATGAAGAACCAATATCACTCATCAACTCCTGTTGTCTGATTGAAACCTCGGTAGCACTCTTGGTTGGTCCACCAATAGGACCTAACTGATCATGGAACAAAGCCTTCTTGATGTTATCTCTTAAATCTTCAAGGATTAATTCACTGACATTGAAGTTGCCACCAGAGAGTAAAGGCGATAAAGACCCCTCAGCTGCAACAGGAATCACAGCACCAGACTTAATTGATACAGTCCAAGGATTGAGAACACCATCATCGACAGCCTTATAGACACCGACAATCTCTTTCTCTGCGTTCTTGAGTACGAACTTCACCACTTGATTAGCAGTCTTGATGTCTGGCAGTGCGGTCATGATAGGACCACGACCATATCTCTCCCCTGCTACCTTAGCCCATCTGAATACTATCCAAGGTGAAACATCAAAGTAATCTTCAAAGATGACATGCTTAGTTGCCTCCTCGATAATCACATACTCATAAATCTTCTTATCTGGATTGTAAACAGTTGCCTCAATGATTGATACCAACTCATCAGGCTTTTCTTTCATCATATCTTGAACGCTTGGAGAACACTTGCCCTTCTTCCAGACTTGCTTAATGTTTCTTGCTGGATGTTCATGCAATCTAAAGACAGTTTCAATCGTTCCATGAGGACCATCTTCAACAAGCAACTCCTTTAGTGGTACAGCAGTGAACTTCAATAGATCGTCACCCTCACCTTCATCAAGTAGCAATGCTCCAGTGCCAACAGCCAAATCCAAGAAAGACTCATGGACCTCGGTAGCCAGATTGGATTGATTGATATAACCAAACAGTATATCGGTCATCACCTCAAGATCTCTGTCAATCCTGTTTTCATACTCTTTCGGCATTGCTGTGCCTGCTGAGAGCTTCGCCCACTTCTTGAATGGAGGAACTAATGTCGATTGCAGCCTTGAAGCAAACCTCTGGGTAGCAATCAGTGCTGTCGAATCATATATCTTGGAGTTCTTCTTAGAACCTTCAATGTGTTGATCGAATACTTCCCTTTGAGGTAAGGCATACTCGTAACACTCTTTCCAGTGCTGTTCCCAAGATGCTCGATGTTTTTTAGCTGTCTCATAACGCTTAATGAGTGCAGCAACAGCATCTGTACTTTTCTTATATGTTGGCATAATATTATCCTAGTGTGTCTGATACTCCCTGTTCATCTTTAAACATCAATAATGAACGACCTCTTTTTCTACGCTTACCTGCTTTATTTTCTTTACGAGCTGCGTATTGTTCTGCTCTCAGTTCCCTATCTCTGTTGGCATCAGCAGTTACTTCAGCTTCAGACTTTTTAGGTGCTACTGGGGCAGGTGGTGGTGGTGGTGGAGCAGACTGCTTTTTCCTAAAACTAAACATAAACTTATCTTCTAACCACTCCTTGTTGTAGAGTGTGATTAACTTATACATGATTTCTCCTTTCTATATAGTTATATAATTGCTTGGGTGTTACTATCCAAGGCTTCCTTATTCCTAGCAAATGTTTGATCACTGTAACGCAAGTCATCCAGCCCCTAAAAATATATTTGTCATGCTCTATTCTTTTCATCTGGGTTACTAGATAACCAGCATCTTCCATAATCTGTAGAACATCATCATCCTCACCATAAGGCATGATCTCCACTTCCAAAGCACAACCTAAACTTTCTATCAATATCCAATTAAATCCATCCCATTTAAAGGCAAAGCAATGTCTGAACTTCTTTGTAGTGAAAACATCCCAGAAATGCAGACCTTCTCTATCACTGAACCCAATGTAATAATTCTCCTCATTCATGCAACCAGCCAATCAATGTTCGCTTGTGGCTGTCCTACTCTTTGTTGTTTACTTCTATCTCTGAA